AGTTCTTGCTTATCCCAAACCGAACCATCTAATAAAGTAATACTATCCATTGATTATTGATTTAATAACTTTCTTTAACTGTAATGTTTAATGCTTTTGTACCGCTAATATCTACACCTCCTTTAAGTGCGATAATTTCAGTTTTCATTTGTTTTATTTGACTTTCAAGAGATTGCGCTCTTGCGTTAAGACCTATGTTTTTTTGTCTAAGAACTTCATTGTTTTTTTCAGAAGTTATAAGTCTGTCAAGTATAGTATTTAATGTAGTTGTCTTCATAATTACTTTATCAATCTGTTAATAGTTTTCTTAGCTATTGACCACCATTGTAGTTTTCTGAACTGCCACTCGATAGGGTCGTAAGCTCTAATCTTTAATACTCCGTTTTCTAATTCTCTAACTACAATCACTCCCGATGATAGTTTAGTCATTCCCTCTTGTTTCATCTTCAAATCTGTTGTTTAATTCTATGTCGTTTAATTTTTCTTGTAATTCTCTAAGCTTTAACTGATAAGCTCTTTTAGATGAGTGCTGCTCCGATATGATATGCTCGTAAGCATCTCTGTTCGTGTGTAGATTATTCACATAGAAAAAAATCTCTAAACAAGCACTAATCATCTTATCCACTACCTCAGAAGGTTTATTCTCTTTCTGCTTCTTTAAGATAGCAAGTAAGTACTCCATATTAGCTGCGTACTTGACTGCTTTGTAAGGTTCTAATTTGTCGTGGTATGGTATCATTAATTTATAAAATCTGATTCAGTTACATTTAGTTTCTCTAACTTTTTAACTGCGGATGCAAGTGTCTTAGATATGTGTACACATTCTGCATTAAAGAAAATTGCCCAATCATTACGGCTAAACTGAATGTGTCCACAATCCTCAAATCGAGTTGTAAATGAAATAGCAGGAGTTTCGTTATTTGCGATTTGCTCCTTAATTGTTTGTTGAATAAAATTTTTCATAATTCTGTCTTTTAATTAGTATTTGTTTTATAATTATACTGCTAAGATAATAAACATTTGTTAATTACAAAACTTTTGACAAAAAAAATTTAGAGATTAACTCTGATGTTCATAAGGAGATAAGTATTTATCTTATCTATGAGAGGTTGGCTATGTATAAACTTTCCTTTATGATGGTACACAAAGAAGTGTCCTACTCCGAATCGTTCCTTGTACTTTTCTACCTGAGCTGCGTGATACTCTTTTGCTTTAAGCTGATAAGGATGACTCATAAACTGATACGACTCAGGCTTCATCTGAATACCGAATACTAACTTATCGTTCGAGTATGCTTCCCAATCGGTACAGTACTCCTCATCTATATCGTATGGTGTTTTCTTAAACTCAAGGTTAGGGAAGTACTCCTTTAGATTATCTATGCAGTTTATCTCTGACAAAAACCCGTTCCAAGTCTGACCTACTACTCGATGGAATACATACTCAGATGCGGTGATTAAATCTATCTGATACTTCTCTTTAATAAAGTTAGATGCTTGTACAAGATTCTCTCGGTTGATTTTAGATAAGTAGTAGTCTTTCCACCCATCTTTAGTTATCTCACCTCTTACTTCTAAAAAGTACTCATCTATGAGCTGCATACACTTTCCTACCCGTGATGCTTTAAAGAAAGAATTGATACTCCTATCCTTATTAAACTCTCGGTATAGGTAATTGTCTATGGGTACTTCGTATCTTACTTTCTCCATTGTACTGCACAGATTGCTAATCGTTGAGCATTATTCGGATACTCCTTTGTCATAACATCATCTCGCATACATCGTGCAATAAACTCATCTCTTTGTTCGTTTGGTTTCTTGGTAGGTAGTGGCATAATTATTTATTTAATCGTTTGCGTATATCATTGCAGCTTGTGATTTCTCAAGTAGGTATTTATCATTATCAGAAGTCAGTATTAAATCATTCATCCAAAACAAATAACCTACTCGCTTAGTAATTACAAAATACAACTGTACTTCTTTAGCACTACTTCTTAGTAGTACAAGTTCGTTCTTCTTAATTTCTAACTCTTCCTTCTTACGGAGAATCATTAGGCAATCTTTACCCTTTGGTGTTTTACCGTGAGCGATTCCGTTTCTAATTGTCAGCTCCCATCCTTCGGTATTAAATACTGCTACTATCGCTTCTTCTAATGTCATTCGTTTAGTTTGTCTAATTGTCCTATAATCTCTTTAATCGTACTTGGACAAGCACAAGGTACTTTGTTCTTTACTCCGTAGTACTTAGTCATTAAGTCTGCCATTACCGTTCTCTGATAATATGTTGCAGTACGCTTAGGTCTTGTTTCTTCCCACAACAATTTATCTTCTTCACTCATCACACTCTTCTTTGCAGGTTAAACAATTAAGAAATAACTCTCTCCTATGACATCCGCAATCCTCTTTACCGAATTGTCGTGCAATCCAAAAGGCAACTCGATACGCATTACCAAAAGTAAGCAGCTCAGTAATTGCGTGTACCATCGTTCCAAGTTTAACATAACATCCTAATTTCATTTCTCTTTATAATTTGTTCTTTAAGTATTTCTTTACTTTCTTGTAAGTGTTGTATAATGAGTAGTAACTAATATTAGTTTTTCTACTCAGCTCTGAGATACTCTCTCCGTTCTCTACAATCTCGAATACTTTTCTATCGTACCAATACAACTCCTCGAGTGCATCTAATATCTTTTGGTATTTCGAATCGTAGTCCACCTCTTCATCTTGTTCAGCTTCAATATCCTCTAAGATGATACCCGAACGATTGTCTTTTCTCTTGTGGTCTAAGAATAGCGTTGTAAGCGTTCTAAAGATATAGAAGTGGTTTACATCATCACCGAATGAGATATCCTTTCCATCAGCTACTAACTTTCCGATTTTGAGGTACATTGATTGGACTATATCTTCAGCAGTATCAGAATTACATCCGAAGCTCTCTACGATGTTGCACCAATCCTTATGTCGTTTAAATAACTTCTCTAATATTTCCATACTGACACAATGAGAGCAAAGAAGGTTATTAAGACTGTGTGTCTTTCAAAGTAGTCTTCTTCGTCTATCTCGTCTGTGTCAGGTTCTAAAAGTGGATTGTAGTACAAGTAACCCAAGCCGAACCCATAAGCAGGTACGAGTTGGATATGCACTTGATACTCTCCGAATTGAATTGTCATATCTAATTGGTTAATTGTTGTTTTATCTTTTGTACAAGGTTTACCCCATCTATTGAATATCCTACATTGTTAGTTACCGACCTCAACTTAATAGGTTCATCCATTACTGTAGGCTTACCACCCGTATCAATATCTTTTATCTTCTTAATATGAATATGTGAGTACATCCAATCAGTTGGGTGAGCCAAGTAACGATGAATCACAAGGAAGTCATCAGCTCTATTAATAAACTTACCCCCTCCTTCTACATCACTTGCCATTGGTGGAATAGGATGTCCTGCGTATGGATGAGAAGCTGTATGTTGCTTTCTAAGTGCTTCTGTATTAGCGTGAGTGTTTAGCCATATCGCACACTTATTCTCCGTACAGAATTGTCTAAACTCAGTTGTTGCTAAGTAGTCGTACTCGTGCTTTCCTAACTTTGCAGCAGCTACATCGGTTACTAAGGAGTTATAAGGGTCTATCAAAAATCCATCATAGTTAAACTTCTTCTTTACCTCCTTAGCTTCCGATAGTAGTGTTTTATAAGTGTACATCTCACTTGGGTCGATTATCTGAAAGTACTGAGATAACATTATTAGTCGCTTACGCATCTCAGCTTCAGGAATCTTATTAATTGGTAATCCCGTATCGAACTCAATTAGTTTTCTATATAAAGAGTATGGTTGATTCTCAGAGGAGAAAATCAGCCACTTAGTCTTGTGCTTTAGCGTATATAGAAACATTAAGTATAACATCGTTTGAGTCTTACCCGTATTTGCGTGTCCAAGTATTACTGTAAATCCTTTTTTAAATCTGAAGTAGGTATCTATCTCTTCGATTCCTAACTTGAGTCCTTCTTTTATTTTTCCTGTTCGTATGTCGTTTAGTTGGTCTAATGTCTTTGCTATGTTTACTATCATTGGTTGTCTTTTGTCTAAAGATAATAAAAAAGGGGAGTGGTCAGCTCCCCTTTAAATTAAAATGGTAACCCATCTTCTACAGAAGATAGGTCATCTTCTCTATCAGGAGAATGTGCTTCTACGGTTACCTCAGCTTGTGAAGATGCAATCTTCCATCCTTGAATAGAATTGAAGTACTTTACTTCGCCTTGTGGTGATGTCCACTCTCTACCTCTTAGATTGATAGCTACTTCTACCTCATCTCCGATATTATAGTTGCTTAGAGTTTCGCAGTTGTCCTTAGTGAACTCTACTAAGATATCTTGTGGGTATTGCTCTTGAGTAGTTACTACTAAATCTCTTTTAGTAAATCCGCTACCAAAAGTTTTAGTTTGTCCGATTACTTTAATTTTTCCTTTGATGTTCATATTATCCATTATTGATGAAGTTTACAAAATTTCTTGCAGTATTAATTACATCGTTCTCAGATGTGTGTCCGTGTGCTTGTAAAGCGTGATAGTCAATCGCAGCTTTAATCATCGACTGCCTAATGATGTAGGTTTGCGTGTCTTCCTTGCTTCCCGAACTTTTAGGTGCAGAATAAGAGCCTTGATTTTGAAAGCTATTCTCTCTAACGACTTTTCCTGTTTGATTCGATTCATTTTTCTGATAAGTTAGGTTTTCTCCTACTTGTCCTTTAAAATCACCTACTGCTAAGAAGCTGAGGTTATCTCCATTTGCAAAAGTAACTCTGTACTTATTAAATGTTCTCTGTCCGTTTGACCACTCCCCGTTCGGAGTGATGGTAGTAATTCTACTTGTTAATTGCATCTTGTGCTTGTTTTAATTGATACTCTAAATTTAATTTTTCGATGTTCAGCTTTTCGACTTCTCGTTCTAAGGCTTCTATTCTCGCTTCTTGGTAAGTTAATCGCTTGTTCTTCATTCCAATTACTTCAAATAGTCCTGATGTGTTTTCTTCCCTTAGCTTATCTAAGGATTGTAGTTGCTCTTTAAAGGAGCGTTCTTCAAATTGTCTTAATGAGTCCATTGTCTAAATTCCTAAATGATTGTCAAATATTTCGTACTCGGTAACCGATGGTTGAGAGAAGATATCTAAAATAATCTTTCCCTCTTCTAATCTTAAATCATACTCACCTTTATTGTAAAAGCAAGTTCGATTAAGAATGTCCTCACATATCTCTAATGTGATTCTGCTCTGATTGTAGAGTGTCTTAGCATCTACTGTGTTAATTGTCTGTGCCATTGTATATGATTTTTAACAAATATATAAAACTTTTTGTTTCGTGCAAGTATGTTCAAAAAAAAAGAGGAGCAACTTTTTACGGCTACCCCCCTTCACAGACAAAGACAGAATTAAGACTCATCTAATATACTACACATTGTAGGTCATTCAAAGCCTATTTCAGTTTATTTAATTCTTTTTGATAATGCTCTATCATTTCATTTAGCTCGTGCGTAGAGAACTTTACTATCTCTCGTGCTTTCTCTACCATCGAATCCGCAGTACCCTCTCCGTAGGTTCTATCTAAGAACTTAGAATACTCATACTGCTCCCCTTGTGAGAATACATTACACTTAGGGCATTGTGGATGCACATTAAGCTCATCCCATCGTGTAGAATAGTGTTTACGGGATTGGAAGTGTCCTGCTTGAATTTTCTTAATCTCAAACTTTCTTCCACAAGTACAACAAGTACACACTCCGTTTTTAGAGTGTTTAG